CCACTCGACCATCTTGTCGCCGGTAAACAGCGGCGGCGCTTGATCCATCGGGTCGGAGGCAGAGCGGAACTCGATCTCGTCCAGCGTGTCGGCGTCCGGGCCAGCCAGAGCGCCCAGCGTATTCAGGAAGCGGATCACCACCTTATTCAGACGCTTGGTCTTGCCCTGCGCCGTGCCATCGCCCGCGCCAGCCTCGATGCGGTTGGTCTGCAGCACCGACGAATAGCCGATGCCGACATGCACCTTGGAGGCCTCGCGCTGCAGCGTGATCGCACCAGCCTCGACGACACGGTCCGGGTGGGCAGCGCCATCGGCCAGCACCTGCACGGTCTGACCTTCGAGCCAATCCAGCCCGGATATTTGATCGGCAGGCACGCCGTCATAGGTCGCGCCGCAGTCGACATAGTAGCAATCGGTCTGGTCGTCGCCCTCGCGGTACTCGCGCTCCAGATACTCGACATAGCGCTTGGTCACGCCGTCGATGGTGCGGCGCACGATCATCCACAGATCGTCGCGGGTCTTGTCCGGTGACGGGATGCAGCACACCGACTCGACGATGCCATTGGTCATCGGGTGGGGATGCCAGCCGAGAACCTCCTGCTCCTTGTTGAAGGTGAAGCCCAGCAGGACACCATCGCTCCGCACACACCACAGCACGACATAAGGCTCCTTATGCCATGCCAGCTGGACGATGCCGCCATTGGTGACATGCTCCGACAGCACGGTCATGTCGTTGGTGACATAGCCGTTCTGCTGGAAGTTGTAGGCCATCTCTTTGAGTTTGCGCCCGGAGCGCTGCACGAACAGGGTCGAGTAACCGACGCGGGCAGGGGTGACGGACTTGGAGCCGTCCGACGTCTGCTGGTCGATCTTGACGTTGCCCGGAGCAAAGGCCTCGGTGGTGGCGTTTTCCTGACAGGCCAGCTCGCCCCCGGCGGTGCCGATGATGAGCGCCTGCGTTGGCACAAGCCACTCGATGCGATTGGTCTCGTCGGACGAGATGGTGACGATGATGGCGCGGTCAGCAACGACCTCGCCGGAATCATTCTTGGTGGCCATGCTCTCGAAGTCGCCCGCGACCGAGAAGTACAGGCGCTGCCCTTTGGCGAGGCACAGGCGCTCGCGGAAGAACGTGACCTTGGTCGGATAGCCCTCGACCCCGGAGAACGCGCCCAGCGCCCAGCGGAACGTCGCCTTGCCGGACCCGATCACGCCCTGCGGCAGCGGCCAGCGGCCAGCCACGGTGGCGGTGACGGTGGTCGAGTTGGTATAGCCGGTGATCTTCACATAGCCATAGCCCGCATCGACGAACTCCCAATCGAGGCCATCGCGCTCGCTGGTGGTCCCCATGACGCCCTGCCCGCCACCATCGGCCTCGGTGCCGTAGGTGTGGACCGGCTTGTCGCCGCCGGTGCGCCAGACCTTGCCGGACGTTGGCGTGCCATTGGTGCGGCAGATGTAGGTTTTGCCATCCGAGCGGCGATAGACGCCGTAGGGATTGGTGGTGAATTCTTGGCCCGCCGTCCACGGCTTGATCGTCGAGAGATCGGCAGGCTCCAGATAGACATAGGAGCCGACCAGCGCCGCCGAAAAGATGCCGGAGGATGCGGTGAGCGTCACCGAGCCGGTCGCGCCGGACGCATAGACGGTGATCGAGCGATTGATGTTCTGATCGAGGAACGGGCCATCGGCGAACTCGACCGGGGTGATGGTCCAGTTGGTATTGCCGTAGCGGGCCAGCCGTTGCAGCGGGTAGGACGGATGCGCGATATACAGCACATCGCCCGACTGCACGATGTCCAGATTAAAGGTGCCGTCGGAGTCGGTGAGATCAGCCGCCGAATAGGGCGAGGCGATCTCGTAAGGCACGCCAGACGACAGCAGTTGGCCGTGGTTGGTGAAGAACCGGATGTATTGGTGGCCGAACTCGATGGCATAGGCCTGCGTCACGTTGAACTCGAAGCGCACCAGCCATGTACGGTTGGCGCTGCTCTTGACCTCGGCGACGAAGCGCGTGCCAGCACGGCGCACGGCAGGCCCCTGCACGGCAGGAATGAAATTCTCCAGACGGCGGCAGCCGTTGGTGTATTTGGCAATGTCGACCCGACCATCCATCAGCGGTGAAAGCTCCCCCGCGTTGAATGACGAGCGGATTGGTGAAGCCTTCGGCATGGCTTACAGCCTCGATATGATGAATTGATCGTCCGGCGGCATCTGGGGCGGGCGCTCGATGGCGTTGACCTTGACGGCCTCGCCAATGGCGCGCTTCCACTCGGCCCAAGCCGCGTCCTTCTTCTGGTTCGATTGCGTCAGCTCCTCGCAGATTTCCGCCGCGATGCGGCAGGCGAGAGCCTCGCGGAACAGCACGTCCCACGCATTCGGGTCATCGACCCGGCGGCAGTAGCGGATTTTCAGCGGAGCCGCGATATCGGTGAGGATTTTGCCACCCTCGATGGCGTACTCGGCGGTTTCCGCGCCGATGTAGTTGTCCATGACCGTAGACGGGTAGCGCCCGTCGATCATGTCCAGCCGCAGGAAATCGGCAGGCAGCTGGTATTCATACTGGAACTCGTAAGCCGGGGTCGTGGTCAGCGCAGGCAGCGCGGTCCGGACCAGAGCAAACGACCAGCGATGCGCGCGAAGCTCTGCATCACGCAGATCATCGAAGCACGAGGCGACGGCGCGGGCCTGCTTGTTGTTATCCCCAAGGGAGATAATGCGAGCAGCGCCCAGCTTCGTCAGCGCCCGGTTGGCGACTTGGATGACAGACGCCATCGCTTAGACCGTCACCCAGCCGTAGGAATCGTCCGCCTTCTTGATGCAGATGTAGAGAACATCGGCAGCACCGGCAGCGCCCCACAACAGAAAAAACCGCCCGCGATGCTCGCCAGCGGCATTCGGCAGAGCCCCGCCCTGCCAAACCTTGATCGTGCCAATCAGCATGCTCATGGCAGCCCCCTCTTAAGCGAGCGGCCAGTTGCGCTTGATCAGATAAGCCTCCAGAGCCTCCAGAGCCAGCATGACATCTTGGCGGGTGAGCGCCGTGTCAGCCAGATCGATGACCAGCTCGATAGACTTGGACGTGGTGCTGGAATCCTCGGTGATGCCACCGTCCAGCTCATTGCCTCGGTTGAGGCCGATATAACGCTTTGCCATGTTTGCCTCCTAGATGAAGAACGGGGAGGCCGAAGCCCCCCCGGTTCGTTACGGTGCCGAGAAGTAGAGATCCACTTCACCCGTGCCGGACGACGGCAGAGCCGCAGCGCCAACAGTCAGGATCACAGTCTCTTCTTCGGTCGACGCAGCCGTGTCATCGGACGCGGTGATCTTGCCAAACAGCGTCGGAGCAGCAGCCGTAAAGGTTGCAGCAGCGCGATACTTGGCAGCATCGGTAGCGTTGCCGATGGCGACGGTGGCGGTCGAACCAAAGGTGGCCGAGCCGTTGATCACGCCATAAGCAAAGGTGTGACCAGCCGGAATCTTAGCCAGAACGATGGTGTCGCCGTCAGCCTGCGAGGCCAGCGAGAAGGTTGCACGGAAACGGCGCACACGACCGCCGACCACACCAGCGCTAGGCTTGGTGGCAGGCACGTCATAGAGGCCGCTTACTTCATTTGCGTAGGTTTGTGCCATGATTCATCTCCCGATTAGGCGCACTTGATCTCAACGACCTTCTTCTCTTCGAGTCGGGTCGCACCATAGGTGCCAGTGACGTACACCTGATAGGCGTTGCGCTTATCCGGACGACGATCGATCGACGTCTTGATGTCGTTCCACATGCCAAGATGCATGCCCGACTTGGCCCACACCGGAATACGGCGATAGCCCGAAGCGTCGGTGGTCAGCAGCTCGGTGTGAATGAACTGGAATCCCATGAACGACGTCACCTTGCCGTCAACGAGTACGGGCTTGGCGTTGTAATCCAGCGAGATCACCTGTGCTTCATTCAGCAGAGCGTCATGCTCGGCAGCGGTGATGGCGACATACAGCGGATCGTTGTCGATATCGACGTTGGCAGCCATCAGCAGCTTCTTAGCAGCGCGCAGCTTGGCGATGTTAAGGCCGGTGGCAGCCGACGAACCCGTACCAACAGCGACTTGCTGGGCCGACGGGAAAGCAACAGCGGTGCTGCCGTTTTCGCCGGTGTTCGACGAACCGAACAGGCCTGCAATGATTTCCTTATCCTGAGCACGGCCCAGCGCATAAACGCCGTTCTGCACATAGGAACTGGTGGGGTCGATGAGCATGCGCAGCTTGTCCTGATCGTCGATCAGGTCAGCCCAATCATAGTCGTTCGGGTAGACCCAGCGCGCATCAGCAGGGGTGCTGATCAGCGGGGTGTCCGAGTGACGCGACTGGTTCTTGACAGGCTCAACAGCGCCGACCTGTTCGACGGCCTTGGCCGCCTTACCGACGTAGCTGTTCACGGTGACCGCATCACGCAGCTTCGAGCCTTTCTGTTGGAGCAGAAGCTGGATGTTGGTCGAGTACTGCTGCACAAAGTGCGTAGTAACTTGAAAAGACATAATACCCTCCGAGGGTTTGGTTGATTACTCCGACGCTTTCGCGTCAGTTTTCGGAAGGCTTGTCCGCTTATTCGGCGGGGCCAGCTTGGCCGCTTTCGACCCGTCACCCGGCTGCGTCTCCGCAGTTGTCGGGATGGCTCCCACCCAAGACAGATATTCACGGGCAACAGCGATGTTTTCCTGTGCCGATCTGTCTGGGCGATGCGCCAGTTTCAAACATTCTAGACGAATTTCAGAGTTGTGCATATTTTTTCTCCACAGAGATGCGATTACCGCATCACTCCGGGAAAGCCAGCTGGTGCAGGCGTGCAAACTCAGCCCGCGCCTCGGCATCGCCCGCGACGTATTTCTGCGTCCACGCACGATCACCCTTCAACTCAGCAATCCTCGCCTGCGCCGCAGCCGGGGTCATGCCGAACGAGCCAGCACCACCATCGCCCTTGTTGAACGACGCCTCGCCCTGCGAGCGACCGATCTGGGCAAACAGCTTGAGCATTTCGCCCGTGCCGAGCGCCTGCTCGATCTTGGTCAGCTTGCCTTCATCCATGCCGTACTCACGCGCAGCACGACGGCCCAGCTCGATGTTCTCGTCGTAAGCGCCGCCCCATTCCTGCTTGAGCGCCGACAGATCGGCCTCGGCCTTCTGGGCAGAGCCAGCCATCGAGGAATCGACCATGCCCTTCTGGACACCGTGATACCACTCGGCCAGCGCATTGCCCTGCTTCTCGGTCAAGCCCAGCTCGTGGAACTTGCCCTGCACATCCTTGACGAACTGCTCCTGCCCATCGCCCATCGTCGGGATTTTGTAGGCATCGGCAGCCTGCGGACGACCCAGCTTGTCGAACACGCGATTCCACCCATCGGCATCGTCGTCGCCCTTGGGCATCGGCAGCTTTTCACCACCGAGCAGCTTCTCCAGATTGCGGTAGCCGTCAGCCAGCTCACGCGGGTCCTTCCACCCCTTGTTCTGGACGTAGCCCTTCAGCTCGGCGTCCTCGATTGTATCCAGCCACGACGCAGCAGCAGGAGGCGTACCGCCACCCTGACCGCCATCCGGCTGGCCTGATCCAGCGCCCGGAACACCAGCGCCACCATTTGCTCCACCGGCAGCACCATCGCCCGCCGGGTTGCCTGCGTTTGCCACAGACCCAGTTGCACCATCACTCATCACTTCTCTCCCAAATATGCCCTAACGGGCGAAATCAGCGCAGAAACCGCAGGCGGAACTTCATCCGCGACAGCAGGCTGCAAATCTCATCGATAGAATTCTGGATGTGCGTCTCGTCGCACACCTTGTAGCGGGTCGCCTCGATGTAGTCGTACAGCTCACCCACGAAGGCCAGAGCATCGGCAGGCTCGCTCGGCTTGACCAGCACATAGCGCACCAGCCCGTAGCAGCCCTGATACTGCTCGACCACGTCGTCCGACAGCTCGATCAAGCCATCGTAGAGATCGCCCAGCGCCCGGTGACGGGCATCAGAGCCCTCGCCCACCGTTTGCCGGTGCAACACCTGCGCATAGGTGGACGCGGCCAGCAGCGTCGAAAAGAACTCGGAGGCGGCCACGTTGTTGTCGTAGTCGCCATCCTTGCCAGACAGCATCGCTGCCGCGTTTTTACTCGCCATAATCAGGCTCCTCCAAGCGGGTGACGACCTTGTCGTCGATGTGCAGATGCGCCATCAGCCGGTTCCACACCTCGCGCCGACCCTCGGCCATCGCCATCGCCAGCGGGTCGATAGACTTGGACACGGGCGACATGACCATCGTGGACGACATGGCGCGGCAAAAGCGTTTGAGATCGGCCAGAACGATCTCGGCGTCCGGGCCGACTTTGCCGTCGGCATCGAGGAACAGACGGCGATAGGCGCGCTTGCGGCCTATGATGCGGGCAAGAGCAGCGCGGATCACGCGCCGCCTCCCGGCATGATAGCGGGCAGACCCTGAGCGGGAGCAGCGCCGGTCATGGCCTGCACCTGCGCCATATCCTTCGCCACACCAGAGGCCACCGGAGCAGCCTGCAACAGCATCTGCGCCTGCGCGGCCTGATCCTGCTGCGCCTTGAGCGCCTCGACCTCTTCGGCAGAGCGCAGCGTCTTGGCGGGCATTCCGTTGATGTCGGCCAGCTCGCGGGCGATTTCCGGCGGGTTGAACACCAGCATCACCGACGGATCGACCTGCGCCAGCGGCGCGACGGCCTCCAGCGTGCGCATGATGGCGACACCTTCCTCGGCGCGCTGGGCGCGATTGAGCGGCGACACATACTCGATCTCGACCTCATCGCCGATTTCGAGCAGCGCATCAGGCGGCGGCGGCAGCACACCGGCACGGCCAAGAATGTCCATCTCGCGCTGAATGAGCGGCCCCAGCAATTCAGACTGCTGACGGCCCATAGAGGGAGCCAGCAGCGCACCCTTCTCCTGCGCCCGCAGCATGGCCTCGGTGGCCGTCATTTGCGGCGCATCGACCAGAATCTGGAACAGGGTGACAAGGAACGCGTCGTTGATGACCTGACGGCGCTGGTCCATCATTTCGAGGCCGATATCGATGCGGCCATTGATCTGCATCGGATGCACGACCTGACGGCCCTGATCATCGACGCCACCGAAGTTTTGCGCGCCGGGACGCTGGTCGAAGGCCTGCAGAGCGCCATCGTCCTGCATCAGCAGCGGCGGGTCGATCATCTTGTGAGCCGCACGGATCACCGTCTTGCTCATCTCGTTCAGCATCTTGATATCGGGCAGCACGGTCATCGCGGGCGAGCGCCCGTAGATTTCCTTCGGCCCGGTGACATAGCGGCCCACCGCATACGGCATGGTGTG